AAAAACGCGGCTGTTGGCCTATTATTGGGTCGCATTGCCGTTAACCCGGTTCAGCGATCTGTTGCTCGTGTACGTGATGGGGAGCTGGGGATCACTGCGGCAAAGTTTACAAACGATGCAGCAATTGAGACCCTTGAGGACAGCTGGAACGCGATCCACAATAAAGGGTATATCTTTTTGAGAACCATCCCAGGGAAAGCCGGTTACTTTTTTACAGGTGACCCAACACTCACCGCAGACAGCGACGATCTGGCCAGTCTTAAACGTGTTGCCACGATTGACAAAGCCACGCTTATTGCCCTAGGAGTTTTTACTGATAACATTCTTGACGAGATACCGCTGGAAGAAAACGGGAAGATCTCCCCTGCTTTAATTGGCAACTGGAAAGCAGACATCGAGAATGCCATCAATCAGCAAATGACCAATAACGGGGAGATAAGCGGCTGCAAGGCTACAATTGACCCGGATCAGGATATCCTGGGCACCAGTGAGTTTAAAGCTTCTTTAGACATCCTGCCTGTAGGATATAGCGAGTACATCAAAATAGACCTCGGTTTCACCACCAGTCTTGATAACTAAAAAACACGGTAACGATGCCATTTAATACCAAAGAATATGCCTGGGCAAATGTTGAGATAGCAATGCTAGGCCGCGTATTGACCAAAGCCCGAGGCGTGAAGTACTCGGCTAAAAAAGAAAAGGAATACCTCCACGCTCGTGGTGAGAACCCACACAGCATCCAGAGTGGGAATAAAACCTATGAGGGAGAGCTTACTTTGTTGCAAAGCGAACTGGAGGCCATTCAGCGCCAGTTAAAGCCTGATGAGGATATCACAGACTTACCCGCGTTTAACATCACCGTGGCTTATGTGCCTAAGGATGGATTTAACGTGGTGACACACATCCTCGAAGGAGTTGAGTTTACTGAAGACCCCAGAGAGATCAAACAGGGGGATAAATTTCAGGAGATCGTAACGCCAATCATGTTCCTGGGGCGTAAATCAATTGTATAACAGTTAACACTTATAAAATGTCCACAAACACTAAAGAAATCGAAGTCAAAGAAGAGATCGAAATCACTCCAGATATGACTGAGGAGCAAATACAGGCCAAGGTTGCCGAACTCAAAAAAACACACAAGATCAAAGAAGTTTTTGTGATTGAGAGTGAGGATAAAATTGCCTTTATAAAACGCCCGAGCCGCGACCAGTTAAAGTATGCAATGAGCGTCTCTCAAAATGACCCGCTGGGTATGACTGAGAATATATTAGAGTCTGGTTGGCTAGAAGGTCATAGCGAACTAAAAGAGGATGACAAGTATTTTCTTGACATCAGCCGTCAGATCGATATGCTTATCGAGACCACCAGCGTACGCATAAAAAAGTACTAGAGCACAGCGATGGCCGTCCTGAGGCCAATTACATTGGCTACATCGACACAATGCTCGAATACTACTTAGGAATTGACCCCTCAAAGCTCAACGATGAGCAATGGGGGGAAAAGTTCGCCCAACTTCAGGACATCCGAAAAAAAGAAGGAAAGGAGATCAAATTCTCCTTTTAATTTAATCTCATCACCGTGTCCACATATACCTATACTTTCCTTGCAAAAGACCTGATGAGCTCCAAGCTCAACAAGATCGCGCAGAATGGCAGGTCAACATTTGGAGACATTCAGAAAAAAAACGATGAGTTTCGCAACGGTCTCCAGAGAACCGAACGCCAGGCAGACCGAACCCGATCCAGTTTAAACGGCATTAACGGGGTACTCACAAAGCTGGGAATTGGCTTAGGGATATTTGAGGGCGTAAGACTTGCCGGTACCATTATCAATCTCGGCTCAGATATGGAGCAAACCCGCATCAGTTTTGAGACGATGCTGGGCAGTATGGATAAGGCCAATAAAGTCATTAACGACCTCAATCAATTCTCAAACTCAACGCCATTCAAAAACAGTGAAGTCATTGCAGCTGGGCGTAATCTTTTGGCATTTGGCATAAGCAATGAAAAGCTCCTGCCAAGCCTTAAGAAAATTGGGGACGTTTCAGCCGGTTTAAAAATTCCCTTTGGAGAGCTCTCTGAGATTTACGGAAAAATCAAAGTGCAAAACACGGTTTACTCCGAAGACCTTAACCAGTTGGCAGGTCGAGGTATTCCCATTTTTACAGAACTGAGCAAAGTGATGGGCGTGGCTCCAGAGCATATCAAAAAACTGGCCAGTGAGGGTAAGATCACATTCCCATACATTGAGCAGGCTTTTACAAATATGACCTCAGAGGGCGGGGCGTTCTTTGATTTGATGACTAAGCAGTCACAATCCTTTGGCGGTAAGTGGTCAACCTTTTTGGGTAAACTTCAACTGGGCGCGATCAAACTGGGGGAAAAGATTTTGCCCTATCTCACACCATTGGTTGACTGGGCGATTAATTTAATTGACTTTTTACCACAGATACCCGCCTTGTTTAGCAGTATCGTTCAGACGATCCAGGACAATGCGGTGGTGATCGGTTTGCTCACCGCTTCACTCGTTGCGCTCAACGCACAGCTCATCATTGGTAAAATTAGCTTTTTGGCGTTTCGGGTTCAGTTTATGGCCTATGTGCTTTGGACTAAAATTGCCACAGCTGCACAATGGCTTTGGAATGCTGCCTTAACAGCTAACCCCATCGGTCTGGTTGTGGCTGGTATTCTCGCTCTTGCTGCGGGGATCGTTTACGCATATCAAAAGGTAGGATGGTTCCGGGGGAGTATTATGGCGATCTGGGAGGCAATGAAAGGTTTTGGAGGCGCGCTGAAGGAGTTAATCATTGACCGAATCAAAGATATTTTAAGAGGCTTGTCGGGCTTAGGTAAAGCCTTTATGCAGTTTGTCAATGGCGACTGGAAAAAGGCTTGGGAAACTGGTAAGAATGCCGCTAATGACCTGATGGGTCTTAATAGTGGCGCTGCGTTCCTGGGCAAGATGAAAGGCGTAGGCCAAAAGGCAGGTGAAGCCTATCAAAAGGGAGTTAATGAAGCTGCGGCCAACACAAGCAAAAAAGGCGGTATTCTCGAATTTCTGAGCGGTAATGGCAAAACAGCCTCAGGCAATACCGAGGCACAAATTAAAGGAGGGAATGATCCTGCCAAGCTTCCTGAAGGACTTGACAAAGGTATTGAGTCTATCACCGGGGGTGGTTCCCGTCAAACTAATATCAATGTGAACTTTGACCGGCTTGTTGAGAATTTCACCGTACAAACCCAAAACATACAACAGGGTCTTGAGCAAAGTGAGGAGGAGCTTAAGCGTATGCTTTTGCGTGTGTTGAATAGTATTAACCAGATGCAAACATCACCGGTATAATGGCAAATGAATTTACCATACGGCAATTGGTAGCAACCGCACACGGTTACGTTGGTCTCCCGTTCCCGCAATTGGGTCTGGAGAATTACAACCCATTCCCAAAAGTAGAGCGCCTGGGCAAAGCTATTTTTAGCCGTAACAAGCTGGGCAAACCCTTGTTTATGGATGTCATCATTGACGGGGTGCAAATGCCTAATGAGCCACTCATCACCATCACCACACGCAAGCTCATTGAGGAGACGGTTCTGGTGGGTAATGATCACCGCGGGACCGTAAAGGAATTTATAAGCGCGGGGGATTATATGATCAAAATACAAGGGGTTTGCATTGATCCTGACAACCCCAAAGAATATCCGGAGGAGCAAGTTGAATCAATCATTGCCCTTTGTGAAAAACACCAGGCACTTGATTTTGATAATGATTTTGCCCGGTTGTTTAACATCAACCGCATTGTGATTAAGGATTACGGCTTTGGAGATATGAAGGGCAAACCCTACTCTCAAAGCTATTATATAAATGCAGTAAGCGACGATGACTTTTACGCCATCATCGACGATCAAAATAAAAACTTAACAGGCTTGTAATGTTTATCCTGGATGCAAACATACGTATAGGCGATTTTCTTTTCCCTCAGGTAAATGGGGTTAAGATCACTAAATCAGTCGACCTCCTGAGCGATACCGCAGAGGTCAAACTGCCTATGTCTGCACTCTTTGGTAATCGTGAGCTGGGTTACACCCGCAAGCAGCTGGAGGGCGAGATCAAAGCAGGTGACAAGGTGTCAATTACCCTCGCTTATTTAGGCGTATTTGAAAAGGAGGAGTTTGTGGGTTATGTACGTTGGATAAAGCCCAACGTGCCCACGATTACCATTGAGTGTGAGGATGCCATTTACCTGGTACGGCAAAAGACCATCAATAAGAATTTTAAAGCCACAACGCTCAAAAAAGTATTACAGGAGATCGTTGCCGGTACCGGTGTTGAACTTGCGGGAGATATCCCGGATGTCAATTTTGATAAGTTTATTCTCAAGAACGTTAACGGAGCTGAAGCTCTGGAAAAGATACGCGAGGAGTACGGGCTCTATTTGTTTATTGACGATGCTGGTCTGCTTTATGCCGGTTTGAGGCAAACCAAGAACATTGGGGAGTCTGTAAGTTATGATCTGTACCGCAATGTGGTTAAACACGATCTTAAGTTTAGACGTGCCGAGGATGTTCGTATTGCTTTAAAGGTTGTGGGTGTTCAAAAAGACAATACCAAAGTGACGGTGGTTGTAGGTGATCTCACCGGAGAGCAGCGCACCATTTACCGGTACAATGTGAGCGATAAAGAAGTGCTTAAAAAGCTTGGGGAGGCCGAGCTGAGCGAGTTAAAATATACCGGTTACGAGGGTACGATTACAGGCTTTTTAGTGCCGTATGCAACCCGCGGGATGACCGTGAATATAACTGATGAGAATTACCCCGAACGTGCCGGGAGTTACTTTGTGCCCAAGGTTACCACGACCTTTGGTACAAGTGGAGCGCGCAGGGAGGTTGAACTGGGTAGTAAGGTGTAAATGGGATTAGATGCACAGCTTAAAAAGGCTCTGTCCAATTTCAAGAAAAGCGATTTTCAATGCTTTTCAGGAACGGTGAGCAAGGTGGATGAGGACCAGCACACGGTTGACATTATTGATTTGGATGGCTTTGAGTTTTACGATGTACGACTTAAGGCTGCTCAGGGATCAGGAGACCGGTATAGCATCCTATACCCGCGCATAGGCTCCACAGTTCTGGTGTCAATGATCGGGAATGATCAAAACACGCTCTTTGTGAGTATGGTTAATGAGGTTGACAAGATTGCCGGAGCGATAGGAACGATAAATTTTAAGGCGGATGCTAACGGGTACGAGATCAAAGCCCAGGGCGAAAGTTTAAAGGATGTACTCAATGATTACATCGACGAGGTTAACAAGATCATAGTGATCAACGGAACCACGATTAACGTAACCAATACAACCGCGATAAAAACGCGATTAAATAAGATTTTAAAGTAGATATAATGCCAATAACAGAAACGCAATTAGCAGAGCAGATTGAGGCCGCATTTGATGCGGAGGCAGATCAGGTTGTAAACCCTGCTGAAGCCCGTAAACGTGTAGCTCAAAAGATTGCAGCTGCGGTAGCCCAGTTCACGGTTGGGAGGACGACGACCGTGACGGGTACCTCGGCCACTGGTGGCGCAATCACAGGAACCGGTACAATTAATTGATTATGATTTTACAAGCAGACCCCGTAAGCGGGAAATTTTTGGAGTACGGTTTATTAGGAGCCCTTGTGGTGGCTCTATTTTTTGTCGTGCGGTACCTGTATCTCGAAAGCAAAAAAGACACTCAAATTTGGAAGGATATGGCGCTCAAAAGTCAGGAGAATTATATCACTATAAGCATTGAGCAAAATAAGACCAATCAAAAGCTGATTGAGATCAGGCAAAAAGACGTTGAGGAGGCTAAGGAATTTCGTGCAGAGGTAACGCAGCGCCTTAATGAATTGCCTGAGCGGATATTAAAAGAATTGCATTACCAAAAATTGAACAATGCACAATTGTCTCAAGGTAAAGGAACCCATCACACACCCGCACCATGATTGTAAAACCATATCAATCTTTACTGGATTTGGCTGTAAGTAATTACGGTACTGTAGAGGCGGTTATTCAACTGGCTTTTGAGAATGGTATGGCATTAACAGACGATCTGGAGGCGGGTGAGGTTTTAATTGATCCCATATACACCACGGGGAGTGATGCTATAGTGGCATTTTACGAAAATAACCAGATACACCCTGCAACCGGATTGACCGAGGCAGATACCGACATTATAGATAATAACGATCCCTGCGACTTATGCAGCTTATTTAAGTAGTATGAAAAAAGCAATAGAAATACTCATTGATTACCTCACCTGTACTGATCCTGTGATTAAAACCAAATGGCTCAACCTGCTGGCCTCTTTTTGGCATAAAGACTCTGGTGCGGTCGTAAAAACCATTGAGGTGGATGAGGATGGTAATACCAGTTTCACATTTTTAAAAGGGGACAATACCGAGGAGTTTGTTGTGATCCAAAATTTTGTATTGCCTAATGAGATGCCTCAATCCTTCATTATCGGTCTGGTTGATGCGCTTAATAGCAAAGTTGATAAAGTGACCGGTAAGGGCTTAAGTGCAAATGATTTTACCACTGCTTTAAAAAACAAACTCGACGGGCTTCAAAATTATGTGCACCCGGAGTTTCACCAAATAGGGGAAATTGACGGTTTGACAGATGCACTCAACGACAAACAGGACAAAGTTGAGGGCAAAGGCTTAAGTACAAACGATTTTACCAATGATTACAAAGAGCAACTTGATAACCCGGTAGAAGTACCAGAAAATTTATCGGGCTTCA